CAGTGTAACGCTTCGAACCAAGATAAGCAGCCATTTCTTTGTATTTGGCAAGCTTTTCCTTGGCAACACCGAGTGTTTCCTTGACAACGTCACCGTCAAACTCACGACGATGGCTGACCTTGACGATCTTGCTCGACTGACTGTTCAGCGAGAGAGTCAGAGTGTTGTTGCAAACAACGCGAACTGGAGTGAAGCGAACATCGATCGACCAACCATACTTATGCGGATTGGTGAAGAGCAGATAGGAATCGACCTGATCGCCCTTGAACAATTCGAAGGAATCCTTCACCTTTGCCAAGGCCCAAACAAGCTGACCGTCGCGAAGCGAACCAGCGGTGTGCATTTCCATCTCACCAGCTGCAACGAAATCATTGAAGAATTCGAAGGCTGATTCGTTCTGATTAGGAACCCAATCGTTAGTGATTACGTCGAGGATCTTGTTGTCGACGTCACGAACCAGAGCGGAGTGACCGATGTCGACTTGCTTGCCACCGATTTCGGCGAAAGCAGGAACTGGATTGACCTTCCAGTCGAGGTTTGCTGCCTTCAGCATCTGATTCGGAGTAAGGTCGTTCGAGACCTTCGTGCCGAGGTGATGCCATGGTGTTTCGCCTGCATAAGCCATCGAAGCCTTGCCGTCGAGAAATTCAATCATATGAGCCATAATATAGTTTCCTTTTTCAATTTGGTATAACCATTCTACCATAGAATGGCCTATTTGTACATGTTTAATTTACGCTGGAGTAATGATCCAAAAACCTGCGAACAGGATTGGAGCCATAATGAGAAAAGCGAGGCTAGCGAGCATCTCGTTGCGAAACTCTGCAGGAGTCATAGTAGCCTTCATATCGCTGATAACTTGAATAATCTTGTTCATGTTTGCTTCCTTCTTCATTATAGGTCCACCTTACCAAAGTTTTGATAAAATGTACATGTTTATTTTTCGATAAAATCACAAACTAGCTGAAAAAAATCATCGGGCTTTTCATCCTCGAGGACCATCAGATAGTCACGAACATCTTCTGTGATGCCATGCTTGGAGAAGTATTCGGCGATTGCTCGCTGAACGGTGTCGCGACCGAAGTAACCGATAACAGGACTAGTCATACAACCTCCATCTGATCGACCATAATCTCAATGATGCGTTCGAAGTCATCATCTGGATGCAAACGATAGTCTGCAGAGATATCGTAGTACATCTCAGTGCAGGTGTTCATGGTTTCAACACCATGAGTTCCACCGAGGGCTTCATAGATGAAATCGAAAGGATCATCTTGAGCGAGAATGTATTCAAATAAGCGAGTCATAATATTTTTTCCTTCTTGATTATAGGTCCACCTTACATTGTTTTCGAAATATTGTACATGTTTATTGTCAAAAAAAATGCGACCGAAGCCGCATTTTCTTATCCGTACATTTGATGGTAAGATCGAACCAGATCGGTCGCTTTCTCAAGGTAGTTTTGAGGTCGTTCCCTAAACACCTGTGCCTCGAGAGAATCATCGACACCGATGATGATCACGATGTCCTTCACTAAGATGCCTGTCATCTCCCATAGCATGTATGCATAGAGACTGGTCTGTAGAAAGTATCCTTCGATCCATTCCTTACGTTTGAGTTTCGCAGACGTCTTGTAATCGATGATCGACAGACGACCGTCGTAGTCTGCTATGAGGTCGCATGAACCTGCTAGCTTGAGATGATCAGAGAACAGAGTGCATTCTGTGGCTCTGATCATGTCGACCTTGTCGTCAAGGATCATCTTGATCTGGCGGAACATCATCATGTTATGAGGCATCGACGTATCGATGTCATGACCTAACACGTAGTTCTCACACATCGTATGGATGTTCGTTCCGCGAGTGGCAGCCCGAGATGAAACTCGAGCTGCTTCGTCCTCGCCGACTCTTTTCTTCCAAGCTTCAAGAGCAGATTTATCAGTCATCTTACCGAGGACGGCGGTGACAGACGGATATCTCTTCCCTTCTGGCGTCTCATAGAGACGTGTTGGACCATCTATCCTTTGCAGCTCCGCAAAGTCTAGCAAATCGTATTCGAAACCTTTACGGTTGAAGTCCGAGTTTTTGACGAGCAATTATATATTCCTTCACTAATTTCGATCGAACGATATCCTGTTCGAGAAAGTCAACATGTACAAAATCATTCAACTTACCGATGACTCGCATGAAGTCTTTCAGTCCGCTGCGTTCTTGGTCCTTCGTAAGATCTGACTGACGAAAGTCGCCGCAGAACAATACTCTACAACCCTTGCCAATACGAGTGATCACCGAGTCCAGTTCGTGGAACGTCATGTTATTGACTTCGTCCACGATAACAAAACAGTTGTTCATGGTAATACCACGAACGAACGACGTTGAGATAAACTCGACTGCGTTCTTCTGCTTGAGGATCTCGTATGCATCGGACCGATCAAACAGTTCGGTGCAGATGGCATAGTAAGGTGCCTCATAGACCTTCATCTTTTCCTTCTGGTTTCCAGGAAGAAAACCCATATCTCGTGTTGGTACTACCGATCTTACAATATAAATCTTATTTTGTACACCGGTATTTTCCATCATCGATTCGATGGCCTTATACAGAGCAATAAACGTTTTACCTGTACCAGCCATGCCGTGCAACATCAAATGTTTTCCATCATCAAAAGCATCAAACGCAATGCGCTGGTTTTCTGTGAGTGGATTTATATTTTTTAAATTGAAATTTTGAGTTTTAAATGTCAGCCCTTCTTGTGTGTCACCATTTTGTCTGGCGATTCTTTTTTCTCTCTTAGTTAAACGAGGTTGGCTATGTTGCACTAGTTGTCCTTATTTTTTATTGCGAGCCTTATTCACTGCCTCTCTGATCTTTGTACTTTTAATATCTTTGTCACCGTGCTGTTGACCGAGTGGGGAGTGTGGGTTAGCATTACCGATTCTATTGAGTAGATCGTTAAAGCCAGAGTCATTCTTATGAGTCACTCCTGCTATTCCTGATATCACATGAGGTGCACCTATAATCTCTTCGATGTCTGGATTGGCCTCGAGAAAATCGATTTTCTGTTGATAGTTAAAGAATTCCTCGAAAACTTCTCCGGTTTCTTTGAGTCTAAATTCGTATATAGGCATTAATAATCTTCATCTTCTATCAGATCTAAAAGGGTGCTTTTTGCTTTAGAACGAAGAGCAGATCGAAGCCGCTTCTCACTCAAATGCTGACGATGATCGTGTGATGTATTTTTCGAGTCGTCATATTCTTCATTGTATTTTCTAAAACGCTTAACCGTGTTGCTCATTTGGAATTAACCCTGGAAAAGCTTCGTTAATTGTTGCGATGTTGAGTCCTTCGACTTTCTTATCCTTGACTGCAATCAAAAGATTTGCATCCTTCGGATGAAGAGATTCGAGAAGACCGATGAAAAGCATTTCGCGCTGAACTTGTTTAATGTCAGGACGATTGCCGCTGAGGTAAAGAGGAAGTGTACGTGCCTCTTGATAGAGTCTTCCTTCGCTGTCGAGCACTTCGCTCGGCTTATAAGGAGGAGCTCCTTCTGGTAGCCACCATCCTACGTTAGGATGGAATGCCAATTCAAGGATATACCGAAGTGTTTCATTATCATACTGACGAAGGAGAGAAACCTTTGTCTGTACATCCTTGGCTTCCTTGACAAGATCAAGGATCTCTGAGATCGCTAATGTTCTTTGCATATTAAAACTCGTTAATGCTTTCTAATAGGAGTTTGAGACGACGTTCGATAAAGTAGTTGAAGAGTTTATCTCTTCCTTTACCAGCTTGCTGCTCGTACTGTACGAGCACTTCCTTCTTAATATCAGGAGGAATGAAGTTGAGATCAACGAGTTGCTGATTACGAAGATAACCGCGCAGCATCTTCTCGTCACAGAATTCCTTTGGATCTGAGTTGAGCCATTGATCTAATTTTTTCTGACTAATAGGTTTCTGTCTGGCACCGACAACGAACGTGTCATCTGCTGACAAGAAGTTAGGAACACCGTCGCCAGTATCACCGCGAATGATATGTTCTTTGATGAACTTATCGACGTCGTTCGTCTTACGCCACTTCTTCTGTACAGGATCAAACTGCTGTACGTTCATGTAAGCTTGAAGCTGCACAAAGTCTTTGTCACCAGAAAGAATCAAGATCTTCTCGTTGGTATTGCCATAGGTTTGTGCAAGAGTGCCGATGATGTCATCAGCTTCGGCGCCATCGACACGAATGACTCGATAAGGAAAGTAATCCTTGAGTTCATCGCGGACTTTATTGAGAGTCTCGAATACGGCAGTCCAGTTGATCTCGGACTTCTCACGATTCTTACGACGATTGGCTTTGTAATAGGGAAATACTTGACGGCGCCAGTTATTACCAGCATCGCATGCGATAATCATCTCGCCGAATTCGTCCTTAAACTTGACATTATAAGCGCGAACAGAGTTTAGCACCATGTGTCGTAAAAGATCTTCTTCGATATCTGCATTCGTGTGGTTTCCAAGTTGTATCATTAGATTGGAAATCATAACCTGCGAGAGGTCCATAATAATCATTTCAATTTCTCACTCTTCATCTGGTAAAGTATACGTATATTCAATTGTACTGTCTTCATTATATCTAAATTCGAATATGTTGTCAGACATATTATGAAATGGATGCTCGAGATTATACTGTCTGTGCAACAATGCCTTGATGCCTTCCATGACTAAGGCTACATCTTTGATGTATTTATCGTCATTAATATCTACGCCGTAGGCTCCGAACATATTAATTATGTCAGGAATCATGTCATTCATGACTCCAGCCACGTGTTCTTTACGAGTCTGAGTAACCTTATCATGAATTTCATCTAAGTTCTGAGGCGGCGCCTCGTCGCGCTTGACACCTGGAAATAAGATTACGTTGTCCGTCATTTAATAACCCTTAGTAGAATGGTGTCTTGATTGATTCGGCCATTCGGCTTCGACTCTACGGTCTTGATCTCGTCCATGAACTTGCGCAGGCTAACTTTACCTGCACCAAGCAACGCTTGAATAGAAACGTCTGGCTTACGCAAGCTTTTGCTTGTAGAAGTCTCGACGTCATAACCGATCAAGGTAGTGCCTTTGACTTGGATTCCAGCTGGACCACTCGAATCATATCGAGCCAACTTCTTGTATTTGGTGTTGTAAGCCCATAGCTGTGTACATCCTACGACCTCTGCTGGATGGACAGAGACAATCTTGAGTGAAGGCTCTTCCTTCTGGTATTTAAGGTTCTTGACCAGATCGACAGCAGACTTTGCTTTCTTTTCACGTGGCTTACGAACCTTGACAGCCTTCTTGTTATTTACATAACGATCGATGTCACCGAAGAAACTCTGCCAAAAGTTAATCCAAAACTTTAGACGCTTGCCGAAAGCTTCTTGAACTTGCTCGTCATTCGACATAATCTCTGTATATTGAGGACGATAATAGTCAGCTACGATGCCGAGAATCTGTGCGTTCAGCTCGTTCGCTTGACAGAAGGTGTACATCGAGAACTCTTTGCCATCGATGACATTATCGAGTTCTTCTTCGAGACTCGTGATGATGTAGTTGGCCTTCTCACGAATGCGAGCTTGAATATCGACGACAGACTTTGGTGTGTCTTCGACTTCTTCGACAATCTGAGTAGCTGCCGCAAGGAGATTCTTTACACTATCATTGAAGTAGTCGAGATTCTTTTGCGGCAGCTCATTGCCATTCAGTAGAATACGTGCAACGTTACCAAGAGTCTTGGAAATCTTCCACTTTGGAAGTTTGCGTAGGAGTACGAGTTGGTCCTTGGTATAATTCTTCTTGGCATAAGTGAAGAACCAGTCACGCGACTGATCATCAGATGCCATGTAGTTATACCAGTTCAAGGCATTGCTATAGCCATCGATTACGATGGGTTCTGAGCCATAGGCTTTGTCATCGATCGACCGAATAGCCGCACGAGAGATCTGTTTGGGTTTAGCTTTAACCTTAATGACCATATTTACCTCTGTAGTTCCTTGTTTGTATTATTCAATCTACTACAGTTTTGATAATTTGTACATGCTTATTTTCACAAGTCGATTTTATAATTAAAACTTGGACCGGCGGTGGGTGTATATTGAGTTGCGTTTGGCTCCCAACCAGGAGTTCCAACGACTGGTTCCCACTTTTTGTCGACATGTTCTTTCTTGAAATACGACCACTTGCGAGGAGTTTCCATGGCAATTTCCATACCATGCTCAAGCAACTGATTGTGCACAGCACCGTGTTCGTACATCTCTACGTCATCGAAGACGAAGACAGCGCCAGGATCTGACCGCTCAAGGAAGAATGCAATCTCGGCATCGAGAGCTTCGAGTGTGTGAGGACCATCGAAGTGAACTACGCTATACTTATTGACAAGACTCTTATGCTCTGCATAGACAGGAACACCGTCTGCATAACGATTAAAGAATTCTGTATCTTCGAGGTTGAACATATAGAAGTTGACGTTTTTCTGACGGCAATACAGATATAAGTTGATCATGCATATGTCGCGCATCTCATTGGTATAGTCGCAGCGACCTTCCTTGAAGATCTCGTCACGATAATACTCGATGTTCCCATAAGGATCGATACCAAAGACTGGCTTCTCAGGAGTCTGACCGCTTTCTACGAGACCGTCGATGATACACTGTAGACCA